TGTTACTTCCGTTTTCTCGCATCGTTCCGGTCCTGCGTTCGTATCGTACTAAATACATCGCATCAAACGCACCCTTACCAAACGGACAACCTTTGCCCGCTTTCATCAAATCGGGAAGCGTAGAGGCAGTTATTTTGCCTCGTCTCCTTTCCTTCCATTCGATCTCTTTTTGCTCACTTGATTTCATGTGCTACTAATTCTTTGATTTGTTCTTTTGTTAGTTTGTATTTCATTTGGACTTGCGCAACTGTATAGCCGCCCGCCAATGCGTCTAGAATGTTTTTCCAGATCACCGATCCGGTTTCAACCGTAGGCAATGAGTTTTCTATTTTCGGGATGAATGGACGAATACGGAGCGAATCAACCTTTTCACCGAAAGCGTCCACCATTACCGCGCCAATCTGAATTTGCTTGTTTATCCATGATTCGAAATTCGTATTCTTGAAAAGCCTCGTCATAGTCTTGCAGTTCGTCCGGTTGAGAACCATCGGTTTCACATTTTCATAGAAGTAAGCGATGAAGCATTCTTCTTTTTTGCCGGATGCGTTGACCACTTCCCCTCTTTTCATTTCACGGATAGTAAGAATTATATCTTTCCCATCCGGTAGGCTGTAAGCGCCTAGATAGGCGTAGTTAAATTGAGTTTTCCAATGTGTCATAATTTATCTATTTAAATGTCTATATCTCGCAATAATTCACATTCTTCTTTTATCATCCTTTTTAATTCGTCTTTCAGCGATGAGGCTGTTGTGCGCTCTGCAACTTCCTTGAAAGTCTTTTTCTTTTTATGCAAAACATTTCTATTCAATCCTTGCCAGTTTGTCGGTTTTGAAATTTCAAGACGTTCTACTAGTTCGATAAACTTCTTTTTCGTCCTGCATCGTTTAACCTTGTCAAGTGCTTGCCAATCATCACCAAGAAATAACGCAAATAACCCCCGCTCTTTTTTAGTTAATCCCTCAAACGGAACGACTTCAATAATCATTATGTTATCTATAGCTTCAAGCAAAAGAAATTCAAATACTCGCCATGTATCAGTATTCAAAAGATTTCCAAGCAAAGGAATGCAAAAGCCGCGTTTTTTTAAATATGAACTTTGTGTTGCCATTTCGATGCGTAGAACGTTTTCGAAGCCCGGCACGTCACACTGTTCCCCCTTGTCATATATCTTAATTCGATACTCTTTAGTTTTGTATTCAAGCCCGATTTTTCCTATCGGGGTAAACGTATATCCCTTATACATTCTGATCGCTTTCAATATTCGTTGCGGATCGTATGGAAGCTTGATATTTACTCCAAACTCAACACTATAAAGAGGGGTTGCATAAGGATTCACGCAATAAAGATTATTTAATTCAGTGAACACACGATGTAAGTCAGACAGCCGGAAAGAATCTGCATCATGTGTGCCTTTATTGGTGTACTTATGCAGATTTCCGTTCACATTACACATGTAGCTCGTATTTTCCATTACTGCGTTTGCTACTTCTACAAAACCCAACTTTAATGAGTGTTTTTCTATATGGAACTTTTTTAAACTAAAGTTTGCATCTAAGAACTTTGGTTTTCGAAATTCTTCTAAAGCCCAATAGCCAGTTTTAACATTCCCAATCATTGATGTATTATTTAAAAATTATCATTTACTCCTTGATAAAGCGACTCATAACAGCGAGCGCAAACGGTGATTATTTTCGTACCGCGTCTGCCGCGTTCATACGTTTCTACTTCTATCTCGATTTCTTCGCCCGGTTCGATTTCTTCGCCGCAATCTTCGCAAGTTAGAGTATCAGCAGGACACGCGCCCAGAACCGTACACATTCGACAGTTACCGATACATTGATGATTCGCTGCCATGTCTTTTTACGTTTATATAGTTACAGACTAGCACATAGATAATCGTTAGAAACACGATCAGAAGTGCGATGATAAGTTTACCCGGCTTTGGGTCGCCATCTGCGAGGCTGCACGCTAGGAGCATTAAGATGATAGCGATAGGGCTTTGTTTGAGTGTTAGCATGATGTTTTGTTTTAGTGTGTTATACTACTTTATTACTTTGTATGAATCTATCTATACTTGATATATCATACCAGATCATCTTTCCGAATTGGGAGAAAGAAACGAGCGCATTCTCTCGGAGTGTTTTTAAAAAGTCATCCGAGCAACCTATGTAGGATTTTGCCTCGTCTTTGCTGAGCCATTTCTTTGCGATTGGTTCAACTTTTCCGATTGTTTTAGTTCTTCCCATTGCTTGTTATTCTTTGCGTTCAACATAAATGTTATCTCCGTCGATCCAAGTTCTAAAAATTTTATCTTCATCGGTTTTTAAATCGGATGCGGTTGTTCTAACAGATTTCCTTCGATTACGTGGAAAGTCGGTTCTTTGCCCTACTTCCATCGCTTGCAATGTTGGTTTAATTGGTGTCGTGTCCATTCTTGTTGTTTTCATAATTCCTTTGTTTTATTTGTTAGTTCTTTATTGATTGATTAACTTTGATGCGACAAAGATAGACTTTGTTTCGCAATTTGCAAAACATTTTGCGAATTTATTTCTCAAAACGCAAATTTATGACAAAAAAAGAAAGATTAGAGGCAATAATAGCCTACTATAGTAATGGTAAGCCATCAGTATTTGCGAAACATCTAGGTGTAGCCCCATCAACAATTAGCTCATGGCTATCAAGAGATACACTTGATTACGATTTAATATTTGCAAAATGCGAAAATATATCTTCAGATTGGTTGCTTACAGGAAAAGGGGAAATGATAAAAGTAAACTCTAATATCCAAATATTAAACGAACCAAAAGCCATTGAAAAGACGCTAGAAGAACAGGAAGTTTTATTATACGATGTAACCGCCGCCGCCAACTTAAGAACCCTTTTCGACAACAAACGGCAAAATATACTCGGAAAGATAAGCATTCCTAACATGCCGAAATGTGACGGAGCCGTATATGTCAATGGAGATAGTATGTATCCGCTTCTTAAATCGGGCGATATTGTCGTATATAAAGAGACTAGAGATTTTTCGGACGTCATATATGGAGAAATGTATTTAGTTTCTTTCGATCTAGGAGGCGACGACTATTTAGCCGTTAAATACGTAAATCGCTCCGAAAAGGAAGGATACATAAAGCTAGTTAGCTATAATACTCACCACGAGCCTAAAGATATACGAATTGATAAGATTCGAGCTTTAGCACTTGTTAAATTAAGCATTAGAAAGAATACAATGATTTAAAAACACTAATAACAAAACAAAACACATGGAAGTAGTATTAATCCTAGTAGCAACAGGAGTTATAATCTTAGCAATAAAAATTGCAATGACAAAACCCAAAGAATCATCTATCAATGAAGTTCAAAGCAATTCAGTACCATCCGAAGAAATCAAAATCCCCTCAAACGCGGACGGATACTTTTATCACGAAATGGTAGGTATGCACTACCGAGGTATCACTCCGAAAGATTTCGGCATTTATAAAGGAAAGGCAGTGGCAGAAACAAATAACCCCAATGATAAATTCGCGGTCGGTATATACAGAGACGGCGATAATAAGCTAGTCGGTTATATTCCCAAAGACTTTAGAGGAACCAGTAATGAGAAAATACATAAAGAAATCACAGAAAGCGGTGGTAGTCGAGAAGTAGTATTTAAAATAAGCGGTAACGAAAACAGATGTTACGGAACTGTATATATAAAAAACAACTAGAAATAAACAGAATTATAAATCACTAAAACAAAACATTATGAATAAATTATTAACATTATCAATCATCGCTTTTTTTTCTGTATTTTGTCTACAAGCATGCAGCAAGGAAGATGACGACCAAGATGAGTTTTTAAAAGAGTACAATTTACCTAGAGGGGTGACTAAACCAACTCAGTGCTGGCAGTACGAAGAAAATGTTGCTAAAAATGCATTAATAGCGGGGTTCCTTAATGGCGATATGTGGTTTGCGGCATATAACGACAGAAAAGAACAGATATTCGAATATACAGCACCAATGATCCAAGGATTCAGTCAAAAATTCTATTTAGAATTTGGCGAAGTTGAAGAACGGAATATTGACCAGATCGTCTTAGCTAACTTTATCATGAAAAATGATGGACTTATTTTGTTAGTTAATTATGGTGGACCAAGCGAAATTATTTCCACAATTGGCGGTAAAGAGAAAAGAATTTACTATAATAGATATGACAATTCAGTGATTAGCCTTAAAAATTGGAATAATGAATATTTTATCACATTAGGGTATAAAAATCACTTTTTGCTTGATAATAATTGTAATGAGATAAAAAAAATACCATTAGACGATTATCTCATCAATAAATTAATTCCCATCGATAATATTAGCGGTCTAGATGTATCATACCCTTCTGTGTCTTTAGTTAATATCACTAATGGCGATTATATTTGGAATTACCGACACAAAGAGTATTCCGAAGAATTTATAATAAAAAACAAGTTGATAAACATTAATGGCGATATTATAAACTTTACTTTTGATATCGTATATAGAAATGGGGATAAAGAAAGAGAATCTTTTAAACTTAATATCGAAGATGGTTCTTTAATCGAATAACTAATCCCGCAACAACATGAAAAACTGGATTAAATCATATTGGAACAACTGTTTGTCGATCGCTGCGATTATATGTAGCGTTACTGCACTGATTAGATGTGAGCCTTTTGCATTTACTGACTCATGTCTATCATGGGTAATAGGTATATCAATAGCCTTGACAAGTATAGGAGTGGTAATAGTATTAGGATATCAGATATATAATTCTGCCACTTTGGATAAAAGAATGAAAGAAATGTTCGACGAAAGAACAAATAAAGTGAAAGAAGATTTGTCTATATCTGCTGCTAGAGCTTCCGCCGCCACTCTATACCAAGCTACTGGCATTGGCATAAAAGTGGATTATGCAACTAAGGACTTTTCGGGTATGATAAGGACATTAAAAACTATGTTGGAGTATGCAATAAACTTAAATGATGCGGAAACATTAAGTGATATTGCTAGGCTTATTGTTAATTCATGGGAACTTATTAATCGGGAAAAATCGCACGATAAACGAGTGGATAGTACTCTTTTAGGTATTGCACTAGAGGTTCTGCCTCGGCTTTCCGCTTCTGACGTTCAAGTTCCTCGGCTTTTTGAGATGATAAATCAGATACAATCCGAGAAATCAAATACACCCCAGAGCCAAAAATAAATATAGCAAGTGGCGAGAAAATCAATAATATTACAATGACAGAAATCCATTCCATAAGATAAATTTTAATTGTTAATAAATAGATCGGTATTATTTTTTTTCAAATAAGATAAAGAAGCAGGAATAAAACTTTGCTCTCCGGTTCTGATATAATTATAGAGTCTATCTGATAATTCAAGCAAGGTCATGTCTTCCATATCGCGGAATCCCATAGTTTTAACCTGTTCTTTCTTGGCAAAGATTAATACAGCTTGCTCAACGCAAAATGTTCTTAGTTCTTCATCTGTCATAATAGTACTTTTTACTATTAGCCGGATAGATTAGAAACAGATAGCTTTAAATTCAAACGAATAAAGTTTGCTATTTTTGATTGATTGATTAACTTTGTAACGCAAAAAGTTCTTTGAAAGATTCGCATGCAATAAATGTATTCATAGGTCATGGCATTTATTTTGATTTCTCAATGCAAATTTAATGCAAATGATTCTTAAATCATAGATAAAGGCTTAATAATCAGTGGGATTAAAATTAGGAAATTACGTCTCTCACGCATGTAATACGAGTTCGATTCTCGTACCCACTACTCAATTTTAGTTAGCCTCTTACATCGAAGTAAGAGGCTTTTTTATTGTGTTCATATCTCAAAAAATGGAATATAACGTAGAAGAATTGAAAAAGGTATTGATTGAGCAATGTAAAGAAGAAGGTATATATTACGCATTGATAGCAATCGACAAACAGACGAAAGAGATCGTTCTGCCCCAAAGCCTTGATAATGCTTTAAGTAATCCGGATTACTGCGTTTTCAAATGCAAGAAAGCAGAGGATGGATATGAAGTAGAAGAGGTAAAATAAGCGTAATTTAAAAAAGAAAGTGATGCTTATTAGTGTAGTATTAGGACATTATAAAATTTAATAATTATTTGAACATTCAAAGTTTTTTCTGTAAAAGAATGTTATATCCAGTCAAAACTGCCATCTTTCACGTAGAAACCTGTCTATAATTGAAGAAACGCCTATCTAGTTACAGTTCTTCACTCTGCTCATACAGTTCGAAGTAAGATTCCTTATCAATCCGCAGTTTGACCCTGTTTTCCCGCTTCTGACCGGCTAAATTGATAAATAAATTGAAGTATAACTGACTAAAAGAGAGGTCGGAACGATCATAAACGATATCAAAAGTACAGGTTCTGCGGAAGGAGTCGAAAGTTCCCAGTTTCATCCCTCCCTTGCACATAAAGACTTCAGGAAAGCTTGTCGGAGGATAAGGCTGGAACAGGCTAGCCAGTTGGGCATATACATAATCTATCATCCATTCATCACCGGATACAGTCAGTTCTCCTTTCAGACGAAGTTTGATTGCATATTTAGCGGTAATATCCTGCGAAGTGTATATAGGAACCTGGCTTTCCGCAGGGTAATTGCCATCCTTATATCCAAGGCTCATGGTCAGTTTTGATTTACCAGCTCCGTTAAAACTGGCAACATTCTGATCCTTCTGTTGGTTTTTCAGATCAATCATAAACGTCAGTTTACCCAAAGTCGGGTCATTCGGGTATTGAGCTATCGTATCCAATACATAATCTTCTTCATTATAGCTTCGCACCACCAAGACATCCCCCTCTCCGACTTCCAGTGCCGGACCTCCTCTTTCAATATCCACATCGCCTACGGGGTAATATATAGCATCATTATCTCTGACACAACCTGACATACAAAGCAGTAGAACTGCCAATCCTATTATCTTATTCATCATCATACACATCCTTATTTTGGAGACAAAGATACATCTTTTTTGAATCAACCCGATTTATATCAACCGTTTTTAGTACTTTTGCACATAACAAGACTATTAATGACATGGATACACTACTAAGAGAAACAGTAAATGCCGTCGTAAATTCCCGCTTCCCTGAGATGAGTATAGAGGGACGCCGGCAGATAGAAAGCATCCTGATACGTGAAGAATTTCCCAAAGGAGTGATTGCACTCAATGAAGGAGAAGTAGCCCATGAATTAGTTTTTGTCGGGAAAGGGATGCTCCGGCAATATTACTATAAAAACGGGAAAGATGTCACCGAACACTTTTCATACGAGGGATGTATCGTGATGTGTATCGAAAGCTTACTAAAACAGGTTCCTACACGGTTGATTATAGAGACGCTGGAACCTGCTATCATTTACCTGTGTCCTTATGACAAGATGCTGCAGTTGGCAAAACAAAACTGGGAAATCAACATGTTCTACCGGAAAATACTGGAATATTCCCTGATTGTATCGCAAACCAAGGCTGACTCCTGGCGTTTCGAATCCGCCCGCGAACGTTATAACCTGTTGCTCGAGACCCATCCGGAAATCATCAAGCGGGCTCCCCTGGCAGATATCGCTTCCTACTTGCTGATGACACCGGAAACATTGAGCCGCGTACGCTCAGGTGTCCTGTAGAATGCCGGTCCCAGCGATGAAAATCTCCCGTTATCGCTGCCGTAGTCATTCACCATTTCTCAGCTATCTGCTTTTCCGGTATTCTTTGGGAGACATGCCGGTGTAATGCTTGAAGTACTTACCGAAGAATGACTGGTTGGCAAAGTTTAGCCGGTCAGCTATCTCTTGTATGTTCATGCTCGAAGAATTCAGGAGTGCCTTTGCTTCCAGAATCACTAATTCATCAATCCACTCCCCTACTGTCTTTCCGCTGATTTCCTTCACAACACCGGACAGATGTTTCGGTGTCAGGCATAATTGATCGGCATAAAACTTCACGCTACGCTCCGACTGATAAGACTGAATCAAAGATTCATAGAAGCGTTCAAATATGTATTCCTTACGGCTTTTACTTTTGACAACAGCAGAAGAATCCGGTGCATAACTGTTGAATATGTTGCAAAGTTCAAAGAAGAACCCCTGCATCAATCCCATTACTACCTCCCTGCGATACATATCTTCCTTATTCCTCAATCTCTTCCTGATGAAAGCATGATACTCTTTAATCATTTCCTGTTCGTGCAGGTTGAGATCAAAGCAAGGATAATCTTTCAGAAAGAAAAAGAATGAGAGCACATTTCCGACTTTGGGCAATGATTCCAGCAGATTCTTTGATACAGCAAAGAAAATCCCCCTAAAGTTAGCACTAAACTGACGATGCTCGATGATCTGGTTGGGCAACGCAATAACCATTCTTCCCGGAATCAGCTCAAACTCACGCAAACTGATATTGAAACGGGTGGAGCCTTCCAGACAAAGTCCGATGCTTACCACTTCCAGTTTGCTGGGACCATTATAAAGGGAAGTAACGCTTTCCGTATCGAAAAGCGCTATATCATTATCGACAACATCAATACTATTAGGATCTATATGCTTAGAATGAACTACCGAAGAAATAC